ATGGTTGCCGCACAATATACTGGTGTAGGTCTTCAAGTTGATGACAACGCATTTGTCAAGTATAATCAAAATAGTGGTTCTTTTGATGATTCAACCACTATTCCCAATCTACACACTGACATTGATGCTGTATATAAACCAGAATATTCAAACTACCATATTAAGGTATCCAATAATGGTTTCATGCAATTGGTATCCATTTTTGCGATTGGATTTTCAAATCAATTTTTAACTGAGTCTGGTGGGGATTTTTCTGTCACAAACTCCAACTCAAACTTTGGTCAGATTTCCCTGACTGCAAGAGGATATAAGAATAATGTATTCACACAGGATGATGTTGGTTATATTACTCAAATTATTCCACCAAAGGCACTTAAACCAGAAATTGTTACAGTAGAGTTCTCATCCATCGATGTTTCAAAGACAACATCTGTTGGAGATACTTCAAGACTTTATCTTTATAACTTCACTAATCCTGATGAGGCACCAAACACAACCATTCAGGGTTATAGATTTGGTTCAAAGAAAACAGAAGATATTAATGTTGTCATTCCTGTAAGTGGAACACCTGAGGTATTCAGAGCAAGAGTTGTCATGGACAACACTGCATATGCCACTAAGAAAGCAACAGGGTCAAAAATTGCACGAGTTGGTAGAAATGTATCAACTGGTAATAGTATTACTAACTCTACATTTACTTTTACCGAAGACCACCAGTTCATTCAAGGTGAATCAATCAGAGTCATTTCAAATGACGGGAGACTTCCTGATGGTTTAGAGAGTAATAAAATATACTTCTCTATTGTTGATGGTCTGGGTAGTAATCAATTACAACTTGCACAATCATTTAACGACTCACTGTCAGGAAATAAAATTTCTATCAATAATCTTGGCGACACACTGATTGTAGAGAGTAGAGTTGGTGATAAAGTTGCAGGTGATGTAGGTCACCCAGTTCAATATGATACGACAGAGAGTCAATGGTACGTTAATGTCTCATCAGCTTCTACCGAAAATAATTTGTATGCCAAAGTTATTGGTGGTGGATTGGGTGATGCAACACCAAGGTCTTACATAACAAGACTGAAAGATACTAGACAATCTACAGATAGAATTCATAGAGTAAGATTCGTCATTCCATCATCTACAGGTTCTGATTCAGCAAGACCACCTCTTGATGGTTATGTGATTCAAGAGTCTAGTGATGTTACAAGTACATCAAATACAGAGGTTGCACTTGATTTCAACCCTGGTTCTGTCACTATGAGCAATGATGCTCAAATGAGAAACTTTAGTTTTATTGCTAATGTTGATTATAAGTCAGGACTTGCATTCTATACCACTGAAAAACCACATGGTCTTTCTATTGGTTCAACCGTTGAGATTAATAATGTTACCAGCACACTCTTCCCTACTGTGGGTGTTGGTAATTCTGGTTTCAATGGTACATATGAAGTCACTGGCATCAGTAGTGCAAAAACATTCTCGGTAAATCAAATTCAATCAAATCCTGGTACCTTTACCAATAATACTTCACAGAGAACCACTGCACTTCCAACAGTCACAAGAAAGAAATTCTCTAAGGACTTCTACGTTTATAATGTAGAAACTATTAATGACTATAAGAATGGAGAGCAAGATGGTATCTATTACCTGAGTATTCTTAATGCTGATGTAAAACCATCTGTTGCACCATTCAATGTTGAAGAATATGCATTCTCACAACCTGTTGGAAATCTTTATCCACAATTAGATAGAGACAATCCAAAGTCAACTGCAACATCTGCAGCATGTTATGCTATTCCAAATAATATTGGTGAGACAGTCATTAATGAACCTAAAAATAGTATCACTGGAGAGACTTTAGAAGAACTCTTTACTGATACTGGAGTTGGTGTTGGTATTACGGATATTGTATCGAACAACGTTGGTACTGCATATACAATTTTCACTGATATAGACCATGGTTGTAATAGAATCACCAGACCCGTTATTGATAATCCAGGTGCTGGATATGGTGATGGTTCATCAACCATTCAATACTATTATAATGCAACACTTGAAAACCTTGGTTCTGGTTCAATTGGTAGAAATGCAACAGCATTGGTTACTGTAGATGGCACATCGACAGGTGAAATTATTGATATTGCTATCATGGATGGTGGTACTGCATTTGTCGAGGGTGATACCTTCAGAGTTGTTGGTATTGCGACAACCACTGGATTCAGTGCAGCAACAGGTTCTGTCAATAAGATTTACGACAACAGAAACGACACCATTAGAATTGTTGGTATCAATGATTACGACGGAAGAGCATACAATTCACTTTATAGAGTGACCTCAATTCCTGGACTTAAGGAGATTGAAGTAGAACCATTGGCATCTGTATCACCAGGTATCACAACACTTGGTCTTGGAAACAATGTGTGCGCATCAGCTGCATTCTCATTCGTCGGGCCCTCATTTGATACAAGTAATTTTGTTTATAATAATGATGTTGGACTTGCAACAGTAACCACCAACTACGCAAACAACTTTAGAGTTAATAACAGTGTAGTTGTCAGTGGTGCTGCACAAACATTCTACAATGGTTCATTTGTTTGTGTTGATAAGATTGGTTTGACAACTGTTGTTCTCCAAGTTGGTGTCAACACTATCACTCCTGCAACGGGTGGAACTATTAGACTTCACAGTGGTGGTGTTATTAATAACTTTGGTGATCAGATAGTTGGTAACGGTAGACTTCATGGTAGAGAAGAACCTATTTACTCTGGCATCACAACTACACTGTCTGCTGCTATCACAAGTAAAACCACTGATACAATTAATGTGTCAAATATGACAGATTTTGGTTTCTTGATTGGTGATTATATTCAGGTCAATGATGAAATCATGAGAATCAAGACCACTGTAAGCAGAACTTCTGGTGTAACTCAGTTGAAAGTATTCAGAGGTGTTTATGGTTCTATTGCAGATACTCATGTGTCTGGTTCAGTTGTAACGAGAATCAAATTCTATCCTATCGAATTTAGAAGAAACTCACTGATTAGAGCATCTGGACATACTTTTGAATATCTTGGTTATGGTCCAGGTAACTACTCAACTGCATTCCCAGATAAACAAACAAAACAACTTACACTTGAACAACAAATTACTGCTCAGGCACAAACAACTGGTGGTGGTGTTGTCAACTACACTGGTATGAACGACAGAGGTGACTTCTTTATTGGTAACAAGAGAATTGCTTCTAATACTGGTAGAGAACAGGTTTATGACACTCCAGTTCAAACAATATCTGGTGAAGACCCATACACTACTGGTTCTACAAACGATGTTTCTGATTTCAACTTTGTTGATAGTTCTGTGGTTAAGATTTCAAGAAACGTTGTTGTTGATGGTGGTGACAAGTCTAACATTCTTTCAGAATTCAATGGTCCTGTTCAATTCACTAGAAAGGTAGTCAGTACTTCTTCTGAGGGTATTGAAGCCAATAACATCTTCATTCAAGGTAATGCACAGGTGTCTAGAAAAATCACTGTCGGTATTGCCACTCCATCAGAGGCTGGTAATCCTGGTGACATTGTTTACAATGCAAACCCAGCAAGTGGTGGAACAGTTGGTTGGGTCTACACAACAAACAATGAGTGGAAGACATTTGGTACTATCAGTAGTTGATAAATAATAAAAAAATAGTGGGGGAGAGTGAACCCAAATGGCGATAGATAAGGATTTTGTCGTTAAAAATGGTTTACAGGTCAACGAAAATTTAATTTTTGCTGATTCTGACAGTGATAAAGTTGGCCTAGGCACTACTACCCCCAATAGGAAATTAGTTGTAATTGGTAACGCTGAGGTAAGTTCAGACCTTGCAGTAGGTACCACAATTACAGCTCAAAGAGGTGCCTTCACTGGTATCATTACTGCGAATGACGGTATTGATGTTGGTGTAGGTGGTACTTTTGTATCGATTGACAAACTCGATGCTAAGATTGGTATCGGTTCAACCTCACCAGTCTATACTTTAGACCTTTATGGTCCTGTATCCACTGGTATAACAGCAGCATATATCTATGGCGACCTTGAAGTAACTGGTAATATCAAAGGCACTGCACTTTCTGGTCAGATTTCAGCAGGTGGAACGGTTGGTTTCACTAATGTCACTGTAGATAATGTACTTGATGCAAATAATGCAGAAGTATATACCAAGTTTAATATTGAAGAGGTCACTAGTGATACCTTTAGATTCTTAGTAGCAGGTGACCCTCCTGGTATTGGTTTCACTCAGAACACTGATAATCCAGAAATTTATGTTGCAAGAGGTCAGAAATATGAGTTTCATCTTGACTCGGGTGGTTTCCCATTCTATCTAAAGACACAACCAACTGCTGACCTGAATAACCAGTATTCGGATGGTGTCACCAACAATGGTGCTCAGGTTGGTGTTGTTACCTTCAAGGTTCCATTCAATTCACCTAACATCCTGTACTATCAAGCATCAAATGTTGCTGGTATGGGTGGTACAATTTATGTTGATAATGATAATAAAACATATACTGTTGGTGTTCTGACAGTATCTCAGTTCTTAGATAGTGACACTCAAGCAGACTTTGAACAGATTTATGTTTCAGGTATTGGTACTATCAATAACCTGAAAGGACCAGATTTCAGTGTCAGTTCAGGTATTCTCACAGTCAGACAAGACCAGACTGCTCTGATTGGTGTTTCGACTGGTGCTGATAGAGTCAGTCTTCAAGAGAAGAGTGACAATGTAACTTATCAAGTTCCATTTACTGAAGCCTTAGGTATTGGTTCAAACTATCAAAATTTATATGTTGATAGTGAAAATGGACAAATGTCCTATAATCCATCAACTAATCGACTGACAGTTAATAGACTGATTGGTAATGTGTCAGGTGTTGCAACTGGTGCGGATGATATTAATGTCGATAGTAAAGGTGATAACACTAACTATCAAGTTATATTCAGTGATGCTGGTGACACAGAATATACAAGAATGTATATTGATAATCAAAGTAGCAGATTAATTTACAATCCTTCTACTAACACATTATCTTCAACAAACATTATTGCAACCACTGTTACTGCTGGTTTAGCTGGTACTGCAACGAATGCAGACAACATCAATGTAGATGAAAAATCTGATAACACAGATTATCAGGTGTTGTTTAGTGACAATCAAGGTGCTGGTTATCAAAGACCTTATATTGACTCCGAATCAGGTCAATTTAAGTACAATCCATCTACTAATACTCTGACTGCAGCAAATATTGCTGGTGCTGGTGATAATATTACAAACCTCAATGGTTCAAATATTTCACAAGGTACTATCAATGCAGATAGAATTCCTGATGCATCAACAACCGCTCAGGGTGTAGTACAACTCTATGATACTTTCCCACCTAACAGTACATCAACTACCACAGCAGCAACAGCAAATCTTGTCACAGATGTTTATGATGAAGTAAAAACTAATGTGATTCCTGCAGGAACAACCATGTTGTTCTATCAGTCAGTTGCACCTACAGGTTGGACAAAATTAACATCTCAAAATAATAAGGCACTTAGAGTTGTCAGTGGTACTGGTGGTGGTACTGGTGGTAATAATACATTTACGAGTACATTTGCAAGTAGAGCTGTTCCATTATTGCAACATAATCATAATGCAAGTGCAGGAAATCAAAGTGCCAATCATACACATAGTGGCACTACTGATGGTGGTGGTGCTCATGGTCACAATATTAGTGATCCAGGGCATAAACATAACTATAGACCACATGGTGAAGCAGAGAGAAGTTCTGGAAATTCAAATACAGCTGACAATGATCGAGAAAATAATCCAAATGCATCAACTGAGAATGCCGTAACTGGCATTACCATCGTCGCTGCAGGAAATCATACTCACTCCTTCACTACTGGTGGAAATAGCGCAAACCACAATCATAACATTACAATTGGAAACCAAGGAGATTCTGGAGCTTCAATGGACTTCAGAGTTCAATATATTGATGTGATTTTAGCATCTAAGAATGCTTATTCTTGACCTGGAGGTAATGTATCAATAGGGGGATGAGGTGTCACTTGAGTTTGAACAATCCCCTGTTGTAAAGCATGTGAATATAATCTTTGATTTTGATGATTCGCTTCTACAACCTCATTTCTGAAACTTTCTACAGCTGCACCCGTTTGATTTGACTTTTGTGCTATTTCTACGGCCATCATAGGCATCCAAGAGACAGCACATTTCCATTCATCTATTTCTTGACCAGTATTGGGATTTGTACCTCTAACTTGAGTGTACCAAGCACACTTATTTTCTACACATTTTTTCTGAATTAGAGGACAAAATTCACCTTTTTTCATCTTGTTAAATACTGAATTGGTTGAAAATATTTATCTTGACATATTATAAATACAACTAACGGAAGAAGCATTATAGGTAATGTCATTACTTAGGGCCGACAAGATTGCCAATAGGTTTAATAATACTGGTCCTATTATTGTAGGTCCATCGACTGTTAGTGGAAATTTCACAGTCACGGGTATTACAACTGTCCTTGGTCTTGGTGTTACAAATAATGTTTTAGTTGGTAATGCACTAACTGCCAACTATATCACCGCTAACAACGGTGCAAATCTTTTCAATTCCAATCTCACTGGTATAACAACTGCTGGTATCGTCACTGGTGCGACTTATTACGGTAACGGGGTTAATCTTGTAGGTGTAGTCACATCTATTGCGCCTGGTCCTGGTGTCCAGATTTCACCAATTTCTGGTCAAGGAAGAGTAACTATCAGTGCAACTGGTGTTGCTGTTGCTGGATATGCAACTAATGCTGGTCTCACTACAGACTTAAAGGGTGGTGTAGCTGGCGCGGTTCCATATCAGATTGGACCTAATGATACTGGCTTCACTGCTGCAGGTACTAGTGGTGAGATTCTTCAATCTACAGGAGCTGGTGCTCCAATTTGGACCAGTCTTGCTTCAATTAACGTATCATATGCTGATAGTGCAGGAATTTCTACGAACCTATTTGGAGGTTCTGCCGGCAGAATTCCATATCAAACTGGAATTGATGCAACAGGATTTATTCCTGTTGGTTCATCAGGTAGAATACTTCTTGCACAAGGAACTGGAGCTCCAACATGGATTGATCCAAAGGCATCACTTCATGTTTCTGTAGCAAATAGTGCTGGTATTACTACCAGTTTAGAAAACGGTTATATTTCTAATGCTTCCTCAATGGAAGTCGTTGGTGTTACCACTTTAGGTATCACAACCGCACTTACATTAGATGTTACTGGTATTACAACCACTAACTTACTTAATGTTTCAACTGCCGCAACAATCACCAACCTGACCTTATCTACTGGTCCTGGTGTTGCTGTTACAGCAATTCTTGACGAAGATGATATGGTGTCAAACAGAGCTGATGCTCTGGCGACTCAACAGTCTATTCGTGCTTACGTAGATGCAACACGTACTGGTATCGCACTTACATTTGATGCTGACACTGGTGGTGGCACGATTGATCTTGATGAAGAGACCTTCACGATCGAGGGTACCACAAATGAAATCTATACTATTGGTCTTGGAAACACAGTTACAGTTGGTCTTGATACGAACGTAACAATTCCAAACAATCTTGTTGTTTCTGGTTTCTCCTCACTTTCTGGTCTGACTACTATTACTGGTCAGTTAGGTGTTTCTGGTATCACCACTACACAGTTCTTAGATGTTACTGGTGTTGGTACAGTTCAAACTCTGGGTGTCACTGGTGTTGCTACTGCACAGTTCCTTGAGGTAACTGGTGTATCAACCATTGCAACACTGGGTGTCAGTGGAGTTACCACAACTCAGTTCCTGGAAGTCACTGGTGTTTCTACATTCCAAGGTGATGTAACTCTTGGTTCTGGTGTAACTATATTCAATGGTGATTTTGAGAATTCAAATCTCACTGGTGTCACCACGGTCCAGACACTTGGTGTCTCTGGTGTCACTACAACTCAGTTCCTTGAAGTCACTGGTGTCTCAACTCTGAGTGGTTATGTAACTGCTGGAACTGGTTTGACAGTTGCAGGAACTGGTATTACAGCAACCACACTGAATGTCACTGGTGTTACAACACTTGGTTTCACTACAGTCACTGATAGTCTGTATGTCTCTGGTATTGCATCGGTTGGTTCAGCCATAACGATGTATGGCAACACGGGTATTGTCAGTGCAACAGCATTTTATGGTGATGGTTCAAATCTGACTGGTGTTGTTGGTCTGGTTTCTGTTACCAATATCCTGTTTGTAACTCCTGATGGTAATGACGAAAATGATGGTTATCTGG